TTTCACCCTGTCATCTACAAGTTGTAAGAAATCTTTGTCGGTTGACATTATGAATATGTCACTTTCAGATAAAAGTTGTTGTGATATGTAGGCTATTGTATCATCAGCCTCTATACCATCAATACAAATCAGAGTCAGAGGTAATTGTTCTAAATACTCAATCAACCTACCCATTTGTTGTTTCATAGATTGTTGTTCATCCATTGGAGCTGTACCCCAATCAACATTACGATTAAGTCTTTGTTTTACTTTACGAGTTCCTTTATACTCTGGATATATCTTTCTTCTTCTCTTACTACCATCTTTACCATCAAAGACAATAATACAACGAGAAGGTTTTAAGATATCACAAGTATAACGAATAGATTTTAGAAAACCCATCATGCCACCAATGTGTAATCCATCTTCATTGATGGCAGGATTTACTGCGAATGCTCTAATGAAAGTATTTAATCCATCTATAACCAACACCCTATCATTAAGGTGTGTTACTGATTTATGTGGTTCGTCTTTAACTTGATCAAGAAAGGATATAAACTTTTCGTTTAAATCTTTCTTGTTAAAGCTCATCTACTACACTATCCGTTTCTTCGACATCATCTATACCGAGTTCTTTTGAGTCGTATTTAAGAATACAAGCTTCACAAATTCTATCATAACAATTCTGTTTTAACTCTGGATTTTCATCCATAAGTTTTTCAAAATCTTTTGATTGAAATTTGTGTTCTTTAATCACCTCACCAGTTTCTAAATCTACATCATTTAAAGTGTACCAAGCACCAGCAACTTTGACTATCTTATGGTCTTTCATTACTGTCAACCAACTACCATAGTCATCTATACCAGTATCAAAGTAAAGTGGAAATTCTGCAACCCTCATTGGAGGACCAAGACGATTCTTAATCACTTGAGCCTTCATCTTAATACCAATTGTATTCTTCTTTGTATCTTTAATCTGACCTGTATTTTTAAGTCTAACTCTAACTGATGAATGGAATGGAAGAGCCTTACCACCTGAAGTAGTCCAAGGGTCTCCGAACATCACACCGAGTTTTTGTCGTAACTGATTTGTGAATACAAGAGCAACTTTTTGTCTCGCAATCATTTGAGTAATTTTTCTCATAGCCTTTGATATGATAATGGCTTTGGCAGTTGCCCAACCATCCTTATCAAAGTCAGCATCCATTTCTACTTTTGTAGAAGCAGCTGCTAAACTATCCACCAATATAGTTACAATTCTATCTTTATCTGATTCTCTGATTTTAGAAACAATAGTTTCAATGGTTTCAAATACTTCTTCCACAGTTTCAAGATGTACATACAACATATTCTGTGTATCTATACCTATAGCTTCAAGAAATTCAGGTGATACGGCACTCTCTGTATCTATATAGACAGCAACCCCACCCTTTTTCTGTGTTGATGTTAATAGATGAGCACCTATAAGAGATTTACCACTACCTTCTAAACCATTTAGTTCGGTAATCTTACCCACAGGTACACCAGCATTAGGTTTATTAGCAATAGCTAAATCTAATATGGTTGAACCAGTAGAAATATAATCAACTACATCAGTAGGATTTGCACCATCGTCAAGAAAATATGCAACCTTTTGATGTTTGAAGGTTTTGTTTAATTCATCGGCTATTACACTGGCCAATTCATCTTTTTGTGTCATAACTTTCTCCTATTATGAATGGTGGTTGTATCCGGTAGCAAATACATGAGCGGTTTTATCCCAATCTTCAACAACCACACAAATTCATTTATTTACTGATTAAATAGTTGATCGAATGCATCTTCAACATTTTCTGTTTTTGCTGTTGTAGTAGTTCCCGTATTTGTAGTGGGAGCTGTTGTAGCAGCAACACCATTAGATGTTGTAGTTGTATCTGTTTCAGTTTCCGGATTAAGATAAGTAGCAAGAGCTTCTTTCAGTTCATCATAAGATGGTTCTGTATAAAGTTCTGTTACATTAGCTTGGTTCTCAAAAACAGATTCTAACAATGTTTTGTCATCAGTAATTGGAGTCTGATTAGGTTTAACCCGAACTGTTGTTTTACCGTATTGATTTCCAGCCTCGGCAGGTGTTTGTCTTTCAATACCAATATCACGACCATTTACAGGGTCTGTGATATCACCATAGTCAGGATCTGCAATCACACTTAATAGTTCTTGATATACAGTTTTACCAAATCCCCAAAACTTAACACCTTCTGATTCACGACCACGAACCACAACAGGAACAAATGTTCTCATTTTAGGTTCAAGTCTTTTTCCTTGAATCCACTCATCTTTATCACCAGTAGATTTAAGTTTATCAGCAAACTCTTGTACTGGGTCTGGACGGCCAAATGATACGGGTGAAAGATATGTTTTGTTACCTAAATTATAATGAAAATGTAACTCAATAAATGGGTTATCTTTATTATGTTTATAAGGAACAACACGAACAATCTGTGTACCTGGCTCTGGTTTCCAAAAGTTTTCTGTTGTTGATGTTTGTGATTGTAACTGATTTAGTTTTGATTTAATAGCATTTAAGTCCATGCTTTTTCTCCTGTGTTTTATTATTTATCGTTTATTGTTTATGGTTATTCGTATAACCATATAACCTATTACCTATAATATATATCTTTTTTGGTATACAAAACAAGCTTTTTTTTAATTAATTTTTATAATTTTATAAATCCTTGTAGATATCTTATTTAATCCATCTGAATTTGTTACCATAAGGGTATTCTTAAAATTCTCCCAAGGTACAATGAATTTACTATCTACCAACCCGTTATTTAGATTAGCAATTACCTCATTTAAGGCATTAATTGTATATAATGTATTGGAATGTTTCTTCCTATGAAGAGATATTGTTCCTTTAACATCGTTGTAATCTGCTCCTTTTTCTAAATCTACATTGTATGTACATATTAACTCATTCACATTATTTTCATTCTGTAATACATATATCTTACCGAACGCGATTGTATAGGCATTTTTGATTTTCTGGATTGTTTTATCCAAATCTTCTTTTGTTGTGAATGATGCTAGTAGTTGTGTTTTCATTATGGTTTACCAATACTTGTTTGCTTCTGTCTTCTACTGTCAATACTTTGTTTCATATATTTTTGCATTCCTTCACCATAATAACTTGCAACTTTTTGTGCTGTACCGGCTGTTCTCCATTCATCTTTAAATAAAGGTATATTTCCATCTCCATCTGGACCATTAATTTCAATATGACCAGTTTCTGCATTTATTTTACATTTTTTCTTCAAGTGATCAACGAGTCCTTGTCTCCATTTTTTTATAGCTTTCTTTTCTTCAGGAGTTGGTTTTTCTGGATCTTTTGGATGTGGTTCAGGATTATTCTTATCATAACCAGTTAAACTTGCTAATGCATTCCTTATATCTTTTGGGTGTGCTATTCTACCACCCATAACTATTGATGCATCTCCATCATAATTCTCTATATAAGTACCCACATGCATTGAATCTAATACTGTACTTATGTAACCTTGTGTGTGTGGTCCATTATTACCATTTTTATCAGGAAATCCATCTGCTTTATCTGCCTCAGTTATATTATCTACTACATCTTTATAAGTTCCCTTAACCACATCTTGTTCTTTTTCCTTTATTTTTCTGGATTCTAAAATACCACCAGAATTAACATCTATACCAGGATTTGCTTTCTGCCATTTTTTTGTCCTTGTAATTTCACCTACTTTAATAAATATTTTACCAAATGGTGCATATGCTGGTTCTTTTCCCGCATCTGTCAATTCTTTTGAATACATCTGTAACGCAGCTAGTTTATCTGCAGTAGTTTTATATGAAATACCTTTTGATTTAACCCATTCCATAAACTTTTTATTATTATCAAGTTGATCCATGTATTTTTTCATTGATGGCATTTTACATACTTTTACTAAATCATTGTCAATTGGAACTTTCTGACTTGATTTTACTGTTGATTGCTTAACATCTTCAACCGCGTCTAATCCATTTTTTAATGATTGTCCAACTCGTATTGCAACCTGTGGACCAAATCCTGCTTCTTGTATAATTTTTATCCTACGTGCTGGAGATGTATTATTATGTGGGTCTGATATATCTGTTGCTTTTTTATTTGATATATGATATATCTGTGTTCTGCCTTCTGAATCTTGACCTATTGCAAATGTATCGTGAAATTTAATTTTATCCATCAATTCTAATTGTCTTTTATAGTGAGGATCTTTTGTCTCTTCATATTTTTTTCTTAAATGGTCTTTAATGGCTTGGTCATGCCCTTCAGGAGTATCATCTGACTGTAATACCGTATGTGGTTTAGATGTATCAATATTACTATTTTTATCTATATCATCTTTTAATGCCATAGCACCGTCAAAATCTGCCCTCATCCACTCTAAATATGCATCTTCACTACTACTAAACCCTTTGCTTCCCGATATATAAAATACTGAATCTGGATCTTTTTTTATTTCTTCTAATTTTTGTCTTGAATATCTTTCTCTTCTTGCTAAATATTCTAATGCATCATCTGATATAGGATCCAGTCCCAAAGTTTCACACATTTCTATTTCTTCTGCATTAGGATAATTTGGCTTACCTTGTGGATATCTTTTACTCGGATTAGTTCTACGATTTTTAATTTGATCTTTTTCTTGTTTAGAAACTGGTTTTAAATTATTATAAGATGGTAATTTATTGGCACCTTCAACAAAAACCGATTCACCCTGACTTGCTACTGGACCCCCAGCACCCGCATCACCTTTAGCTCTTCGTACAGCCAAATTATCTTGTGATTTGGTTATTTCATCAAGATTACCATTATCTAAATCATCTGATATCTGCTGTTGTTGTTGATTTAATTGTAAAACTTCAAATTTATCTTCTTCATCACCCTCAATCTCACCTGCAGTAGTTTCCTTTCCACCAATAGTAACCTTTGTAGTAGGTCTTATTTCACCACCTTTCAAGTCAGATTTATACTTTTTAAATGATTCCTCATCATTAAATTCTAATTCTCTCAATCTCTGCAACAATCCAGTTTTAAACCTTCTCGGTAATCCCATACCATTCATAGATCGTTCAAGTAAAACCATGTGATAAGGATTGGTTGGATCAGGAGAACCATCGTGGACTCTATAAGCCCATTCAGTAAGTATTTTATCTATTATTGGATTTTTCATTTATAACCTATCCGAAATATCGTTCATTTCGCCGTAATTTGAACCCGCTTGGGATTTAACCATATGTCCATTTCTCTCTAATATGTTCTTTATATCTGTCAAAGTAGAAACTCCATCGTCTTTTGAGAAGTCAAAAAGGAAACTGTCGTAACCATACAAAACTAATTTTGTCTTCTTATCTAATAAATATCGTTTTAATTCAATTATCGTCTTTATATTTGATTCTGTCTCATATGCCTGAATCAAATAGTTGAACAACTTATTCTTGTTCATATCTGTATAGTTTTTAGACAATAGTTTCCTATTATAAATATCAGTTTCTATAAATTTATGTGATTTAAAATACTTCCAAAATGTATTAATTTTATCATAAGTTAAACCAAAAAATGTGATATTATCTCTCACCTCTTTATCAATTCCACCATATAACTGTTTAAATGACATCTGTTTTGATTCCTCGTATGAACATCCATATTTCTCTGCCAAGTGTTGATGTACTGATTCCTTCTCAAATTTATATCCTATTAGATCACCTATGAGTCGTAAGTGATATGCGTCATAGTCATATTCTACTAACATATCGTATTCAGGTATGATTGCTTTTCGTTGTTCTGGTTTCATAGCTGCAAAGTTCACATTACCAAAGGAATTAGCTGGTCTACCTGTAGATGTCCATAGATTGTATTTTGTATATAACCTACCATCTGATATATGTTTCTTTACTCTCATATCAAATATATCACATACATCATCTGATACTTTTACCCCGTTACTTTCTATGTAACTGAAGGCTTCTGTTACTTCTTTACCGTAATCTTCCCAACCCAATGATTCATTAATATCAATCATTTTTCCCATTTGTCTTTCCAGTTCTCCACACCATTCTTTATGTTTTAATATGGGTATTATCTCATTCAGTCGTTTGGCATTGTAATATTTGTTATAAAAGAAATCATATGCATTATTTCTAAGCTTACTCATATCAAATGGTTGATTTGTTTGAGACCACCATTCCCAATTCATATCTACTACATTTTTGAATGGATAAATATGTTGTAATATTTTAGCATCCGGCGTAAAAATTAGTTCATCTTCTAACCACTTGTAGTCTTCTAACACACCGACACAATCGGGATGAAACTGACATATCATCTGATTATCACCATCAGAACCCTTGACATAAAGCATGGATAATCCATTATCCTTATGTAATGGATGTAAGAATGGGTCTGAGAATATGGGAATTACAATATAACTCATATGTTAATATACAACCTTTTTTATATATGAAACAACTATTTTTTAATTAAAATCACCATTTTTAATCAGCGATCTTATCAATATCACAATCATCAGAATGTGCACACATTATAGAAGCCTCGGTAAGAGCCCGTTTGGGGGTATCTATACCATACCACTGACTCTTCTCCTTCCTTGCCCAATTTTTATATAACATTTCTCTCGTGGCCATCTGATAATTCTTATTATTAAAATTCACCAATGCTGCTGGAAAACCTTGAACCGATGCCGCCCCCATTTGATATACCATTCGAACCACTACTCCCAAAACTTTAGGATCATGTTCTAGATATGTTGTTGGGTGAAGTCCACCGTTAATCTGGATACCATTTCTATCTATTATAGATATGGTGGGTTTAACGGCCCGTTCTTCAAAATCCTCTTTCAATAATTCTTCACATTTAGTTTTACTTACTCCTTTATCAATTATAATATTTCCAGAAGTATCAAAAAACTGTCCATCAAAATCACTCACCTTTGACCCAGTTGTTATTCTATCTGGACCTAAAAGTGCGTGACCATAACAAATTGAATATTTATTTTCCGTATTGTTGTGTGGATCTAAAAATGGTTTCCATTTTTCCGTATCCATATCTGTGTCTTTTCTTAATGGATCATTTTCCCATTTTCTAATTTTTTCTAGATTATCATCTAGAAGTGAATTCCAACTAGTTTCTGAGTCTGTTCCTTCCAATAAAACCCAACCAGGATCTGTGGCATCATCCGGACAAAGATACATTGTTGTTATCCTAACTATATTTGTACCTGATGCTGAAATCTCATCTGTAACATTACATAAAGAGTCATCATATCCACCCACTGCTTCACAATATTCTTCTGGATAAATACAAATAGTATTATCAACTGCTGTAGCGGTATTATCATAATTACATGCATTTTCATCTGTACAACCACTTATATATTCACAACAGCTATCACAACTGGCAGTTGCATCTGGATCAAAATTGGAAGCCAGTGGATCAGTACAGGTTTCATGAACTTCACCAGGACAATTATTTATATCACATACTACCATTCCATCTAAACAAGTAAAATATCCACTACCCCCACAGACACCACATTCATCAAGTTCAGACATACCATTTACTATACCATTACAGTCTATACAAGTACTATTATCACCGTTACATACACCACAGTCATCTAATAAACCATTACCAATTAAACAATCATCTACACAATCACATATACCATCTTGATCCGTATCTATACAAAAACCACTCGGTTCTACGCATTCATCCTCACAAACACCACCCTCTCCATTTGGTGGGTTTATCCAAGGACCACCACATTCACCTGTACAGTCATTATATGAACATTTACTTTTATCATGTTTAGTTATACCGCCTTCAGAATCATAATTACAAGCATTTACATCCATACAACCTACCACCTCCGGATGTAGGTCTAAGTACTCTAAATTCTTCAACAATTCATCAGAACAATGTTCAAGATTATCATCACAATAATTTCTTTCTCTATCTCTAATATTATAAAGTTCAGTATGGAAACTATTTACAGCTGATGACCGCTCGTTCCACGACCTTTTATTACCAACTGTATTTGTTTCCGACCACCAACCCTTATAAGTATTAAAAATATTATATTCCGCCAGTGTATATATAATTTCATCTTTTGTAATTATATCGGTTTCCTGTATAGAACCATCATTTCTAGAAATCATTGTCATTTCAACATCTAAAATCTGAACAATGGTTGTACTCGGTCTTGTCAAATCTGTCTCTGTTAAATTATTATATGTATAATCGTGTGTAACTCCGAGTAATGAAGGTTCTTGTTGTTCTGACGCGTCATATTCTGGTTGAATAACAGTAGGTGGTGCCTTATCAATATGTATACATTTACCAACACCCATTTCATTAGTTTTTTCTATACCTGGCCAGGTATTGTTCCACAATAAATCACATATATAATCATCTGGACAATAATATCCTTTTAATTCATGACATGTTGGACCAGTTGGTCTTTCACCGGCTAATTTTGCATCAAAACTAAAATTGGGTTGTTCACAAATTCCCGGAGGTTTACAATAACCAATAGCTGACGCGTTTGTAAATGCTAGTGTTTGGTCTGGTACACATATGTCGTCACCTATACCAGTATCCACACAATCCGCATCTTCCGAACATGTGGGGTAACCATTGGGTGGTGGTAATAAATTTTTAATATCACCACATTTCCAACCATCACCAAAACTAGAACATTCAGAATCTTCCACACAAGAGCGTCTACCCTTTGGGAAAGTAACATTAGATACAAGAAATACAGGTTCACATCTTTTAATATCTACATTACAATAAAATTTTGAAGGACATTCAGTAGTTGAATTACACGTTATATATTCATTCCCAGAAAACTCGTCTGTTGCAGGCTTTGTAACTTTTCCTTGATATGGTATTGTTGGACTACTTCCTAACTGATGTCTATTTGAACTAACATATTGACAATCTTTATCTATACCTTCGATTCCTACCGATGTTTGGGCCATTGGATCATAATTTAAAGCAGTTGGATCCATACATCCTCGTATTATTGGTGGATTTTTACAACATGCCCATTTCTCGGGATTAGATACTCCACGGTTAAATAATACATCATTATCACATAAAATATACTGACACTCTCTTTCTACCAACTCAAGAACATCTATAGAAGAAACATCCTCACAGGTATGTGTTAAATATTTAACTTCTTCACAAATTGTTTTTTCATATTTTTGACCTCTCTTCTTATTATAGTCAATCCAATAATCATCAACAATACAGTATGTGTTTCCAGATAACCTTCCCACACATGGATCAAATTTATTCGTATTTGCTATTTTTCCACTTGGATCCCGTGAATACACATGCAATTCACCCATCATTTTTGCCAGTTGTTCAGCTCTAAGTCTTTGCCCTGTTCTCCAATCGGTCCACATATCTGTTGAATAAGACATATTACCTTCTTTCCATATCATATATAAAGACGCCATTTTATAATCCATATTTTTAATAGAACTAATCATATTAGAAAACTTAATATCTACTCCTGGTATAACACTACCAGCCGTGGATATTCTATCAATACCTATATCATATATCATCTCCGCAACTATACTAATTGCAACTGGATGTATTGCAGTACCTTGTGGTAGTTCACTACCGTCCACAGAAGTAAGATTCTTTTTTTCACCATCTTGTTGATCGATGGTATTATAGTGTCTCGTATCATAAATCTCTAAAATATTATAAGCTTCTTGAATACTTTGTTCTAAATCTCTATCAAATAAATCTTCACATCCACTTTCCCACCACGCATCTTCAATATTAGATAAAGTTTCATATTGGTCACTAAAATTTTCACTCATTTCAAGTTCCACGCGTTCTTTATACATTAATGGAGCTTCACCTATTTCTCGTTCTGAAATATTTGACCCAAGTGGTGGATTTGCCCATCTGGGATCAGGATAATCAGAAGTCATTTTACCTGAACTTTCCCATTCTTTTATAATAGACCACGTAGTACTAGAATCACTGAGTACATCTACCCAAGGTTTTTGATCATCTTCTGTGATCGAATGTCCCCAACAAATTTTTGGATTGGCCAAAGGAATTGATTGTGCGTCCTGCCACCGTGGGAAAAGTGTAAAATCTTCATATTCTTTAATTCTTTCCGATAAATCATCAAAAACATTCGAAAAATTTATTTCCCATTCTCTACCTTCTGCCGTAATATATCCCAATTGTTCCGCTTCATCCATATCAGACTCCGGACAAAACCATCTGTAAACATCTCCGGATTCATAATCTCCAGTATCATTACATGCCTCTGTATCATATCCACCTCGTGCAAAACAATATTCCACTTCTTCACATGGTGGTGGACTCGACATCCACATTCCATCAGTCATCTTTGCATCTTCTATAAACATCCAATCATCATTTATAATTAAAGGTGGATTTCTAAAAGTATCAGTCATTATTTGATACGTTTGATTAGATTTTGAGTCAAAGGCGGTAGTTCTATAAACAGGTACAATATCATTCTTACATACACGTTCAGGATAACCCGAAGAAGGAGTATTTTCATATGAATCTGTAATATGACCCTCGGACGCAGGGTAATTACCCGATAGCCACGCTGAAATGGCATCTTCGAAAGGAACGTCTGCATAACTTGTGTATTCACTCCAGTTTCTATTGTCTCCAACTTCACAATCACATACTTTTAAAGTATCTGGATAAAACTTAGTGTTTGCAAACATTTCAAATTCATCTGGTACATCTGTGGGACTATTCATATAATTTCCTAAATTATAATCACACAGTGAACCATCTATATCTATGTAAGATTCAAATTCTTGTTGTAATTTCTTATGAAGATCATTTCCACCACTACAACAGTTGGGTCCCCAAAACCACTTCGCGAATTTTTTCCAATTTTGATTTCTAAGTGCATCCAATATATCTCTATTAGTACCTATTTTTGCAAAAAGTAATTCTTCACCAACTGCTTCTGGATTATTGAAAAATTCTTTAATTGATATATCAACTCCTCTTTCACCCACAACACCTTCTAAATTTTTTCTCAAATCATTTAAGTTTTCATCGGAAATATTGAAAAAATACTCACCAGCAATTTCATAAGTTCCCCAAGTAGTTGATATAATAGCACCCAGTGGGTTTATATTAAATGCCGTTATAAATGCATCAAGTTCGGTATGCTCTCGTATATGGTCTTCTGACCTCTCACATCTTGTACCTAAATTGAAACTAAAATTTCCTCCAGACTTTGATATACCTTTACATTCATCAACAATGTCATGATAATCTAAATATTCTTTCATAGTTGGTTTTCCGTGTATATAATAGTCTGTAATGGTCATGTCTTTATATGATGTCCCATCCAGTAACTGCCCCTCTTCTTCTATAACATTTGGTTTATATTCTACCATTTTATCTAGGCCTGAAAAATTATGACATTTACGTTCTGTGCTGTATTTGAGCTCAAATTTAGGTAAATCTAATAATCCATTTTTTGCAAGAACACAATCAACTTGTGTTTTTGCATCAATATTAAAATCAGAAGGTCTTCCTGCTCTTGTATTTTTATCAATATCTTCCTGTGACACTGATCTACCAACGGCGACACCAACATCTACTGGACCACCAACTGTTTCTATAGTTCTTACATTTGTAAATGTAATATTTTCCAAACTATCAGGTTGCCCGGACATACCCGAAGTGCCAACTCTACCTTTTTTCCAAATCGCGTTGGCCGCTAAAAATATATGTGGCCTAAATTTTATATAATCAAGAGGTTTACTTTCAACACCAGCTACTTTTATAATGGCCTTTAAAATTGGAAGATCAACTCCAATTGAATTAGATATTTTTTGTAATCTTCTATTACGCCCAACATAACAATATTCTTTTGGATATTCACAGTTTCCATCATCCCAATCCGCATCTTTATCATAATTACACGCGGTCTCATCTTTACATCCCAACGTTTCATCGTCACTTCCATATTCACATAGTGCTTCAGTACCCATTCCAATATTTGCCATAGGATCATAATTCGTTGCAACTGGGTCCATACAACCATATATTGGTGCGTATGCACAACTACCATCATCAGTAGTTGCATTTTCATCATAATTTGTTGCTGCAGTATCTGTACATCCCCATATTGTGGGTATTTTTGTCGTACCTGTAAAATGTGAAAACATTTCATCAAGTGGAGTCCAATCATTACTTGGATCAAATGATAATGCAATCCAAGGGGCACCATTTAAATCACCACCAACATTTCTATTTTTAGAATAAACTATATATACATCAGCTCCGTGGTTGATCATCCGGCCGTTAGCTTTAATTAGTGCTTCGGCATCCGGATTATAAGGATCTTTTGGGGGATCCCATGTTGGTATGTTCGTATATGCCCCATTTGCCTTTTTACGAGAGGGAGGCATTCCATACCAAAAACCATATTTCACCTTATTATTGTCAGTTTGGCCAAAATCAGTAACCATGGTGGACCAGGGAGGACGGGTGTCATCGCTGAGTTGGCCGGGGCCGCCACCTTTAGCATTGATCCACTTCTGAACTTTATATAGGCTTTTTTGAAAAAGCTTAAGCCGGCGAGTGTACTCAGGTGATTTTTTTGAACTACCTGCTGCTTTACCAGTATCTCTCACGCTATCACCAAAAGCTTTTTCCGATGTATTACCAGATGTACCTCCCACAGTACTAGTAAATGATGATTTTATACGCCACATATAATCGTGATTTTCATTAAACTGGGTCTTAAATATATATTCAATATTTAATGGTCTCTTACCTCCATTTTTTCCAAGTTTCTTTGGTCTAATAGGTTGTAAATTACCCACAGCATTTAGGAAATTCCATTCAATTAACCCTGACCAATTGGTCCAGGATGAGTCCACGTCATTAATATGATGTAAATCTTCCTTCACCAAAAACTGTTTATTAACTACAACATCAGAATCAAATGATGATAAACTATCCGGTTCAGAAATACTTCTTGGTAAAATTTTCATTTGTGTTGTAATGGAAGTATTCCAAGTCGAACTAACATCGTGAGAAACTTTAATTATTTGAAAATAAACACTATTAAAATATTTTTTAGGTAAATAGCTAATTCTTATTAAATCACCCGGTGCTAATCCAGATATACCATCTATTGTCAATGATGCCTCTATTGGAAGTGGGGCCTGTATAAGTTTTGTTCCATACATTCCAGATACTTGTTGCCAATATTTGGTTGGATCCTCAACGAGAACTTCACCCTTGAGCCCCGCCTCTTTTATTGCATTCTCAGTTTGATCCCCACCACTCTGTGTCGTGGCCTCCTTTTGTTTCTCATTATCGACCTCTATCTGATCGGATACTGTTTCTCTGACCATTTTTGTAATGTCATCTACATATTTTGCATACATCCCTCCACCATGTTGATTTTGTGCCAATTTTCTCATATTTTCATCATAGTTACTGTCGCCTTTAAATATATCTGAATAAGAGTCATCCAAAAATTCTAAACCGGCCGAACCTTCCATATAAGCATCAAATAATAATTGACTATATGAGGCTAAATTTTCAGTTTCTTGAAAATCTTTAATTTCTTCTGCAGAAGCATCTGGATCCGGAGTTATACTATGTCCGTTTAAATCTCTTCTTGTCGGTTTATCATTAAAAAGTAACTCATCTTTTCTATGTCCAAAAAGATTTGTAGCATCTTGTTTTAAAGATTTTTTTAATCTAACTCCAGATTCTATACCAACTGATGGTTTATAAGATACAAACGTATTGGGGTTATCTAATCCTAACCTCTGAAGCTTTTCAAATTCTATATACCCATCTAACACACTTGACAATGATTGTATATCTTTTAAAGATACTGTGGTTTGTAATGCTATCATATCACTCATCCCACCCTTTGGCATAGAAAATGACAACTCATATTCTTTAACAATTGTATCTGGACTATATGGATTAAACATTAACAAATCATCAAACAAAACATTAGGTGAATCATACCCACTTAATTTTTTATCTGATTTTTTCGAGTTTGATAATAACGATGTACCCCTATCAATAACAGAAAAATCATGTTGGCTATAACTTGAAGGTTTAAGTGTTAGATTAATTGTACCCAGATTAGAGGATGTATTCGTTGGAAACTTCGCTTCATTATCTATTATCCCAGCAGAATCTTTTCTAATTTCTTCAAAAATTTTATTTAATAAATCTTTTACATTGGTGCAGGTAGTCAAGGCCTCTTTTATCACCTTTGTATTAACAAATATTTCTCTAATTGGTATTCTCATATTAACCTTGTCATCTAACTCATCAATTGGAATTTCATAATATCCTAAATCTTTAACCAATTTTTTTCTATCTTCGTGTACCGCTCCTTTTTTTGTATTGTATGTCGGCATTCCACCTGTGGTAACATATCCCATCTGAGATTTAACATCTATATCCCCAACTGTAGATGTAGATTGATTTGGTAAATTAGAAAAAGGATCTGGACATTTACCTTCCTCATGTAACCATTTAAACAATGGTTCACCATTACTATTTTTTTGGTCACATCTCCAATCTCGTGTACCACCTTGGGCCCGGCGGGCACCTTCCGCATTAAAGGTTTTAGTGAATTCTGAATTTCTGGTATTAGCCCTCTCGTGTGATGATTGTGCACCACCCCATGATTCTGGATATATAAAAGAAAATTCTCTATCGCGAAATTGCATATCCCTCATGTGTTGATGTAAAACACTATTATATGTCATAAATTCATTTTCTGAATTAACAGATGGTAATGTCTGTCCTCTATCCGAGTCAATACTATCAGATGTAGTATTTATTAAATTTTCACGAGAATCACTATATCCAAATTCTCCATTAAGTATGTTATCTTCAACCCACCCCCAGTTAATATAAACTATCTTCGAGTCTTCTTTACTTCCATGTATAAAAATCCCCGTTTCTAATGATAATTGTGATCTAGCAGAATTTGGATCACCAGGTAAAATATGTGCACTTGTACCAAAAAATGTTTCTGCTAAGTCAAGTATGAGTTTATTAGTAGCTGTAAGTTTGTCATCCTTTAATGTAGCAGTTGCAGATAAAACCTCTTTATAAAGATCATTCATATTTGTAACTTTAGATACATTTGAAGCTAAAATTTCTAGATCAAGAGTTTGTTTAATTTTTTCCTTCCTATTTTCACTGATATTGGACAAGAGTAACTCATTTTTAGATATTATTTCAACACTACAATCGAACCCTCCATCTTTTCTATTCTTTGCATCATAACTTATTACCAACCCAAAAATTGTTTCTAAATCACCATTAGATAGTGAAACATACCCTCCCTCTCCGTATAAATTTTCATCTATATTTAATTCATCATCTATTAAATCCTGTGGATTGTATAAAGACTGTTTGTCCCACCCAAAATCTACAAAAATTTGTGCACCAGGTCTCAAAAAATATCTATTATATATGGTATCAAAATCAGTATAATTATGAACGGTAAAATTAATAGTAGTTTTTTTCAGAGCCCCCCAAGGACCTTCTGTTCTCGATGAAATACTTGTTATACCAGCAGGTGGTTTAAGAAATTGATTTTTGTCTGTTTCGTGTTCGTGTGGAAATAAAATAGTGGACGTATCACTTCTACTTTTGTGTATATTTCCATCATATTCTAAGTTATTTAATACATGGTTTCCAACTGTATAAACTTTAGTTGTATCAGTACCCTTCTCCTCTAAATATTTTACTTTATATGTATCATCACCGAATTTTTCTAAAAATGCATTTTTCCATTTTATAGCATCCTTATCACCTTTTTTAATCTTTATGTGTCGTTCCTCCTTCCACTCGTGTGCTAATTTAGAACTTCCTAGGGAAAGTTCCCCCCCCTTATCATCTTCCCAATTAGTTATTTCAGACAAACTAACGGCAGTCCACATTCTTGCAAATGGAGTACGAGATGACAAGTCTACATAAATATTCTCATAATCCACAAAATTAAAGTCATGAAAATCCACATCATTAATATTACCACCTACCGATTGGAAAATAGAATCCGCATCTTCTAAATTAGATGTTTTTGCTAAAGACTGTCTAAACCTTATTTTATTTTTAACCTGTGGGGCTACATCCCCACCAAAAGCTCTTCTTTTTATAGTCTGTGACATAACCTAATAATTACCTATATTGATTTTGCATATTGAGTTGTTGCTGGTATTCTTAACCTGGTGCCAACTGGTATGGTCATAAATTTTAAATTATTGGCCTTTGCTATATACCACCACAACTTAACATCACCATAAAATTGATTTGCTAATAAATCTAACCTATCACCATATTGAGTTATAACATAAATATCACTGCTTGTTTTTGGAATACTATTATAAATAGTAGTTCTATGTGAAGTAATTTTATAAGATTTTCGTAAATTTCCACGAACAACAGAGTTATTAGTTTTTAATTTTGTATTTTTATATCTAGACATATATAATTATCTCCAATTAGTTAATTAAGAAATGGTATGGTTGGTTGTTCTCCAGTAACAAAATCGACATCATCAGTCAAATTTAAATCTGCATCATACTCCACCGATGGTTGGGTATTAGAATCCTCTGTAATATTTGAATCTGTACGAATCATGTTCTTTGTTATTCCATAAAATGTATCTTGTTTACTACTGTTACTGACTCTTGCAAAATCAAGACTTGGAACTGTAGAATGTATAACTTGAAATCCAATACTGACCTCTATATATTTTGGTACTCTCTTACCCCTCTGTATCTCCCACGGACTACTATCTGGAAAAGAATAGGACAAACTTTTTATAAATCCTAACATTTCATTTTTTTCAGAACCAAATAATTCCCCCAATCTAAATTTTGTTAGTGGTGGTTTCATTCTTTCTTTTCTATCCATCAAAGTACCTTCTCCAATATTTATGGTTTGATATTCAGGATAACACAATGAAGTCAATCTATTTATTTTTTTATAAATCATATTTAATTCATCTTTAGTTTGTGCAAATAGTTTTAAAGTAAAAGAAAGTTCTCTTTCTGCATTTGTATATGTATAAACTGGTTCACTTCTTCCTATATAACTAGTAGGTTCCCAGTTAGGTGATATAGTATCAGTTAAACCTTCAATATATGCTCTAAAACGAATAGTTTGTTGATCACGTAAATCTTTAAAATAAAATGGCATTCCTTCTTTTGAAGATTCTAACTCTATATCACGTACACCCAAACTATTACCCATAAGAGCACCGGCAGCTGCAAACCCAGCCATTGGTATAAGTGTCGCGGCCACTGTTACTCCTTGAACTACTTTGGCCAATGTTGATCTTTCTTCCGGACTATATGTATCCATGGGTTGTAAAGTCATTATATCACCTTTACCGAGACTTCCAAGAGGTGAATTAGTATCCATAGAATTTTGCATATTTAACTTGGAATCAATTCCAGACTCTTTTGTTATACCGGCCTTCTCTATTGCATTGATACCTTGAATATCATATTGCTCTCCAATAAACTTTCCTATTGCACCTACAGTATTTTCTATCATATCTAAAGGTTTAAATGCTAGGGGTTTATGAGTTAATTCACGTTCAGCATAAGTAGTATTTTTATCAAAAATATTTGTTTTAATAGAGGATAAATCAAATCCACTACTTCCCGCCCTCGCATCAAGCCATTCAGTATAAGTAGTAGGTAATAGAGCGTCTAAAATTGCACCTATAGCTCCTGTATCTCTTGAAAACTTAAGCATTGGAACTCCCAACCCCTCTCTTGGAGACGCTATATTTAATATTGTAGATGCTGGGTCATATATTCCTTTATACTGTTGAAATGTTCCTAATAATTCTTGTTGGCCAATAAATATTTCACCTGCCTGTGAACCTAAAAATTTACCTATTCTCTGTACATCTAATTGTAATCTTCCTAATGGGAAAAATTCTCTAGTCCAACCCGGTTGATCCATATTACCAAAAGGAGTTGGTAATGTTTCATTCATCTTACCACCTATGGGTGAAACAACATAGGGTTCAGTACCAGTTCCCAATCCTAATGCGGTTTCAAATCCTGTATCTATTCCCATTGACCTCAATTGTCCTGCCACATCTGTAACTGTAGTTTTAAAAATACCATGTGAAGTAGTACCAGTATATTCTCTATTCGGATCAACAGACCATAATCTACTACTAATATCAAAATGGCTTTTAGAGGCTTTTTCTAAGTATTTAATATCCGTTACAGTATGATCATTGTTATATAATGTTTCAAATACTAATTGACCACCTTTATCAAATGGTGGACTACCTAACTCCGTAACACCATGAAGTATATGACCACCTCGAAGTGTTACATCTCTTCCAATATTCCAAGAGTTTATATCTATATTTTCATTGAATTGACCAGAATTAACAGTATGACTACTATCAAAATAAGAAGTTGATGGAGTCCATGGAATAAATGAATCACTATCTGCTGGATTTTGTTGGTTAGGTGGTATGTTTTTATACAAACTATCAGAACCTTCACCTTGGTATAATTCAAAATTACGCAATGGTCCTGGAAATTTTACCATAGATCCTTTTATTTCATGAGTCCCAGTGTCTAAGTCTATATCAGTTAATCCAGATTGAAATCCACCTTTACCGTTTCTTAAAAACCTTGAAATACCAACTTCCGAGGCTGGAGTAAAATAACCCATCGGTAATCCAACTAGATCATCATCCAATACAGTTGAAATTCCAAAATTAGGTGTAAATCCTGGAATTGGATTTTCTAAATTACTAAAGTAAGAATTATTACCACCCATAAAATCAACACCAATTGTTTTTTGATTAATAAATCTCAAAGTAGATCCCTTATCTGGATGATAAACACCCACCTCTCCAAATAATGGATACATTTTACTTGCAATTTCAAATTGTGTTGTAAATGGATTACCCATACCAGATAAAGTAAATCCCTCTATAATATTAAATTCAGAAAAACTTGGTATACCTATATTACCGTATAAAAAATCAACTGGTCCACCAAATTTATCAGTTATTGAATTTTGTGTATGAATGCTGTCATAGTAAGTAGTCTTTAAAGAATCAGAATCCCATTTACTTGGAGAGTCTGATGTTAATTGTATGGTATTATCAAATATCGATCCTTCAATGTGATAATCAGTATGAGTTCCAGTTGGTATGACGCTTGAATATTCTTTATTTTTTAATATTAAAAATTTTGAATTTCCTTTTTGATCTATACCAAATGTATAACCACCTTTATTGAAATTAGAACTAAATCCTGAAATTTCTGGAAGTATAGGATTGTAATATGAATTTGT